GTAGAGGAAAGTAAAGTAAATAAAAGGAAAGGAAATATAAATACATTATGTCCGGAGCCGGAAAATCCGGCATCCGTACCGCCGGTCATAACCATCATTCTGAACACGAAGGAGGAGTTTCCCTTTTACCAGTCAGATATAGATCAGTATTCGGAATTGTACCCTGCGGTAGATGTGCTGCAGGAGTTTCGGAAAATGAAAGGCTGGTGCATGGATAATCCTTCCCGGCGAAAGACGAAGCGCGGGATTCGGAAATTTGTCAATAGCTGGTTGTCCAGAGCGCAGGACCGGAGCGGTGGGTATAGAGGACAGAGTGGACAAACAGGCAACAATTTCAATTTGGAGGATTGGGGAAATGACTAAGAATGAATTTAAGCCTATTATGCAAAAGCTTAAGATCGCCTATGGGGAGAAGCGGTTTCCGCTTTCCGATGAGGTCATGGATGTGTGGTATGAGTTCCTCGGTGGATTCAAAAGTGAGGAGGTGCTGGTTGCCATAAAGAAGCACATTCTTGAGGAATGCTATCCGCCGGCAATAGCAGACATTGCCCAGAAGGTAAAGGAGATGCAGAAAATAGAGATAGTAAAGCATATCACATTTGAAAATATCTATTCAGCGGTGGTTGCAGCCTATCCAATGGGAAGAGATGAAAAAGTAATTAGGGATATGTTCCAAAGCATTACCGGCGGTGATATCAATAAAGCCTCTGAATTACTGAAACGAACACAGGATACAGTTCATTTATGGGAAATTCGCGGAGAATGTATTGTCCCCACATTATTTGAGTATCTGAAAGGGATGATGGAATGAGCTATCTGGCAGAACAGGGATTAATAGGTTCATTATTTGTCAATCCGGTATGTATCGCATCTATCAATGATATTATTTCCGGCAAAATGTTTACATCAGAGTTGCTGGGGTTGGTATACCAGGAGTTTCAGCGAGGATATGAAAATAGGTATGATGTTAATCTTGCAGTCATTGTTCAAAAATTATCCGGTGATCTCTTCCCGGAAAGCATAATTTTGGAAGAAGTACGAAAGTGTATGTCATCTACGTACACAAGTACAGAAGTCAAAAGTTATGCGGAGGTCATCCATAATGAGTACAGAGCACGATGTTTTGAACGTATTCTTGACGAGGTGAGAGTGGCTCCGGCTGAAGTGGATGGACAGATCAGACAATTGCTCAACCGATTGGAAGGTCTGATGGATAACCGGGATAGTGCTTCAAGGACGTTGCCGGAGATCGTCAAAGAGAATAAGGACAAGTATTTCATTGATAATGAAGCGCAGCGTCTTTATATGGGGTTCCCGGAGTTGGATGATTTGCTGGGCGGACTGGAAGGCGGAGATGTGATAGTGATCGGCGCACGACCGGCAGTCGGTAAGTCAGCGTTTGTGACGCAGATTACTACGAACCTTTCCAACCAAGGGAAGCGGATCGGCTTCTACAATCTGGAAATGAAGGAAAAACAAGTGTACGAGCGTTTTGTGGTAGCGCATAGCGGCATTGGATTGACGAGACTGCGGCGGGCAAAGAATTTTCTGGGTGATGAGAAAGAACGGTTTGACAAGGCAAATGAGGTTCTGAGCGCGAAAGATAATATTGTGATTACTACCGGCAGTAAGGCTGTCAGCGAGATCCGAACAGAGAGCCGCCACATGGGATATGACATTATTATTATTGACTATCTGCAGCTGTTGAGAACCGACCGGGAATACCGTGGAAACAGATATGCGGAAGTAGGTGCTATCAGTAAGGCAATTAAGGCATTATCAATGGAGTTGAATATTCCAATCATCGCACTGTCGCAGCTGAATCGTGTGTCGGAGAGTCGGGACACGAAGGAACCTACCATGGCAGAGCTTCGTGAAGCCGGAGACATTGAGCAGGATGCAAGCGTGATTATTCTCATGTGGAACATGGATCAGGATGATAAATCCAAGAAGGGATGTAAGGTCGAAAAGCAGAGGCAGGGAAGGACAGGACGGGTTGTTTTACGATTCAATGGTGATCTGATGCGGTTTGAGGAAATAGGGGGAGGAAGTGCCCAAGGCAGGACAAACAGTGCAGATCGAACAGTGCAGATCGCATGAGCAGAAATGTTTCCAAGATGAACCCTGCCGACAATGATGATGGTAGTGGTTGGCTGCAGGTCAGTGATGGTGCTGAACTTCCGTTTGATTGAGGGTGGCAATTATGACAGAAAAGGAAATTATATATCACATATTTCTCGATTTATGGGACATATCGAAAAGGTATCTTTTTATTCCCTTGAATGATTTATTGTGGGATGAATTGATTGATGAGAATGCAAAAAACACAATGAAATATAAGCAGTATGGGGAGGCGGTATGTGAATTATATAAAAAAATATCAGCAGCAATTATAACTTATAAAGAGCACAGAGATAAGGGGAACGGAGGGAAATAGATGCCAAAAGTCTACATGATTATCACAAATGATAAGTTCGAAACCCCGGTTAAGTGCGATGTGATTGGGGCGCAGGCGGTTGCGGACTACCTGGGAATATCATTGCAGTATCTTCGCCGTATGCTGTGTGGTGCGGCGCCTTGGAGTAGAAAGCACAAATACAAGGCCGTGTCTTTAGGGTGGTATTCTGAGCAAGACGAGGACATTATCCCGGCAGAAATTCAACCACTTTCAGAAGATGAACGGCGCAAAATTCGAGAAAAGCGAAGAGAAGAGAGACATATAGCAAGCCTGAAGCACACAAGGGAGTATAACAGAATCTACTATCAAAAGAACCGAGAACAGATAATACAACGGATGAAACATAACTACAGGATACGCAAAGAAGAAAGAGAAATAGATGTAGATGGAAGGGATGGTGAAAAACAGAGTGAATAACAGGCAAATGACACTGTTTGACGAAGATGAACTGACCGGATTGGAAGACGGAGCTCCTAAGGAGATACAGAACGCATGGCGAAAAGCGAAGCAGGATAAGAAGCGTGCTTTCAGTGAGCTGCAGGCATTACCCTATGAGGAAAAGATCGAGCGGCAGACCGGCAAGGCATTTGAATTTCTGGAAGAGATGAAAAAGCGAGGGTTTAATGCCCATGTGTCTGTCGGCGGGCTGGACAGTATCACATTGTTTGTGTGGCTGCAGAGCATTGGAATCAATGTTCCGGCGATTTCGGTATCCAGCTTGGAAGATAAGGGTAACCAGAGAGTACATAAGGCGCTGGGAATCGAGATGGTCAAGCCGTATAAGTCAAAGATCGAGGTTTTGAATGAATGCGGGTTCCCGGTGATCAGCAAGCGGATCGCGGGCAAAATCGATCTGCTGCAGCATCCCACGGAAGATAATAAGACGGTCCGACATGCGATCATTACCGGAGAGTGCGGGGAGTTAGGACATTTTGCCAAAGACAGTCGGATGAAACTTCCGTATAAGTGGCTCAAATTATTCGGCGGGTATGAGAACGAAAATGAGGGAGTGCAGTATGGCAAACCGAATCCGCCGTTCTTTGTATCGAATGACTGTTGCTACTGGCTGAAGGAAAAGCCGTGTGACGACTGGGCAAAAGAACACAAAAGCTATCCATATCTGGGCATGATGGCCAGCGAGGGAGGGCAGCGGGAAGAGGCTTTGGTGGAGCATGGCTGCAACTATTACGGGGAGACAGTGATCAGATCCGCGCCGTTTGCAATCTTCATGCGGAACGACATCCTGCGTTTGGCTTTGGAAATGGATCAGTGGTATCACAAGCACATTGATCTGTTTGAGCATCTTTACTACCAACAGCCATACAGCAGGGACAGACAGGGTAAAGTGATCCCATATGAGCCGCTTGACAGCATCATACCGTCAGCATATGGAGAGATCAGGCAGCATGAGAACGGGGACTATTATACCACCAGAGCGCAGCGCACCGGATGCTCCATGTGCGGATTTGGGATTCATTTGGAGGAACGACCGCATCGGTTTGACCGGCTCCGCGAAGATAATCCGCAGGAATGGGAGATGTGGATGTACCGGTGCTGCGTGGACAAGCTGACGGGTGAGCGGTACGGCTGGGGCAGGGTGCTGGATTATATCGGAGTCGGTTGGGAGGATGTGCCGGCGGTGCAGATTGAACTGGAACTTGATCGGAGCTAGGAGGCTATATGCTGGATTTTGGATATTACAACATGGACTGTATGGAGGGCATGAAATCGTTCCCGGACAATTATTTTGACTTGGCCATTGTGGATCCGCCGTACTACAGTAATGCCTATTCAATCATCACGCCTGGAGGAAACCTGTCCACAACAGGAATACAGCGAAGGAAATACAAGATGCCACACTGGATCCCGCCTGAAAAAAAGTATTTCGAGGAATTATTCCGGGTGAGCAAAGAACAGATCATTTTCGGGATCAACTACTTTGACATCAACCCAGGCAGTGGGAGGATTGTATGGGACAAGGTCAAGGACAACGGCACAGATTTTTCGGACTGTGAGATAGCGTACTGCAGCCTGATCAAGCATGTGAAGATTTACCGCTACATGTGGAATGGAATGATTCAGGGCAGCAGGCAGGACGGGACAAAGGCGCAGGGGAATAAAGCGCTCAATGAGAAGAGAATACACCCGACCCAGAAGCCAGTGGCGTTATATGAATGGCTGCTCACGCAGTTTGCAAGGCAGGGAGATGTGATTTTAGACACCCATGTAGGCAGCGCATCAAGTTTGATTGCCTGTCATAATACAAACCACCATTATGTTGGTTTTGAATTAGATGCAGAATACTATGCGGCATCTAGGCGGAGGCTGGATATGGAACTAGCGCAGATAAATATCTTTGATCTGATGGGCGACGGATCTGATGATCAGATCCAGGGTCAGACAAATATCATGGATTTTTTGGAGGTAAAAAGTGATCAATGGTGAAATAATAGGTGATAATTGCGCCGGT